GTCAGGAAGCGTAATATGGACAATGGTTGCAAGTCAGACAGGGAATAGCTACTAGATTGCTAATGCAGCCAACACCCCTGTGGTGATGTTTACCACAGATGCAACACTGGTGGCTACTGCGCAGGCGTTTTTCCAGAGGCGCGAAACCTCCTTAACAAACCCAAGCTCTTCGACACCAGCATCATCCACACACCTAATGGGTGGAATCTCTGAGGATATGTTGTCAGCCGCTGCCATAAGCAGTGGCTGGTACGGGGGTGATGGCGAACAAAAATCGGGATTGTGAGCCATTGTATTCTGTGCAAACGTTAAGATGGCATTGGCGGGGTTAGGCTGGCACTCATAGTGCATCTTCATCTCAACTTCGACTAATGGCGTACCAGCGGCTGGCGGGCCGCCTGTTGAACTCTGAACTCCCTCAATGCAGACCATGAGGCAATAATGCCCATAGCCATTGGGGTTCTCAGAGTCGCCATGCCTATAATTGAGTGTGGGTGCACCATCGTCAGACATGCCCCAAGTGCTCTTGGTGGGCTTGAACAACAAAGCCTCGTCACCATAGCGCTTGAATATTGCGACCATCTCGTCGGTCTCCAAAGATGACAGGGGGTATTCCATGTACCCCGGCAAATTGATCATATCAGTAAACGTACTAGGTAAGACAGTCTGCCAACCGTTCTGCATCTGAGTGTTGGTCACGTTGCCGGTGTTCTGGCCTTGACCCACCGATGTCTGCCTGGACAAATCAACAAACACCGGAGCAATATGAATGCTCCCGCTTACACTGGAAAAGTTCATGGTAGTAGTAAAGCGTGCTCCTCCGGAAACCAAGCGTGCTCCAGAAAACATGGACTGCATGGTGGTGAGATTGGGGACGATATGATCGACACTCCCAACTCCCGTACCAGGTCCAAAAGCGTTAGCTGAATTCACGTTCCCGGAGTATACTATACCATTGGGCCAGAGGAAACAATTAGGTATGCCGCTAAACGCGCCAGACGCTGCTGTGCCCATAACTCCCTCGACGATCTGGTTAGAAGGATCGGGGGTAAGCAAGAACACGCAAGAGCCTGGGACATAGCCTACTGCAGACATATTCGGGTCAGTGTACGTCGTTGTCCCTGGGGTCAACGCCTTCCACTCCGACGATGTAGAAAAGGTGCCAGAGAGACCACGAAACTGATCAGGGTACTTAATACCATCAGCATCGATGCTCCAAGGGTCCAAATAAGCAGAGACAATGTTTGGGAGGGATCGGATTGGGGGATTTGGTCCCCTTCCCCTTCTGCCCCCCCTCCTAATTGAGAACCTCTCATTGACAATGGCGTTAGAGTTAATCTTACGTTGCTGGTTTCTGGACGGCAACATCTCTGAAGATGTGCTAGGCTCCTTATACCTAACGAGAGCATTACTCTGTTTCTTTTTCTTTCCAGATTGATGTTTGACAACCTGTTTAACTTTCTTCGAAGCCATCGTGAGAATTTATAAATATGATAAAGTTTGGTTTAAAGTTAGTACATAACCAATTAAAAATGTACCTAGATGTTGTATGGAATCCCTGACATCAACAGAGACTGTTCATCATTTGGACCCCATGGGGGTTGCGCCGTGCAGTCGTTCGGCATTCTGGATAGCACGTAAATATTTACTCCCGAAACGGGAAACGTTTTGGGCATTTTAATCCAAATGACTCCATGCAGTACGATGCTAGCGCTACAGGGGCATTAAAGGCTGGTAGGCGACATCTCGGAGCATGTCGCACCCAATCTTACATTTCCTATAGAAATCCTCCAAAACTAACTGTTCATCGGGCGTGACACCAAAGGCCCAATAAAAACTGGCTCTGGTTGCAGGCTCCACAGGAGAATATCTCCTCTGCATGCCCTTTGACAACTGGCGCACTCCCCACGACTGCAAGTCGGATGCTGTCTTCCTGAACTTACCAAAATTAATATAAGTCTGGTAAAAATCCTGGAATATTGGTATCCCACCAGTCATGGCCATGCCACCGGTCCCAACAGCGTGCATCCATCCCTTGAACATTGCTAGCGATTGCCAACTATGGACACAAACCGTGTCCTTAGCTAGCGCCCACTTGGGATGCCTAACCATGATATAATCGTCATAATTAGGTCCCACAAATACGGGATGCGTTTGGCAAAATTCAATCTCCTCGAAAGTGTGACACGGCTCTTCAGCAACCATGGTGTAACCCATGTCAGTGAACCACTCATGTAATCCTTCGGAGAACCGCCCTAAATCGGAGGATTCCATAATGACGACACAATCATCGCCATTATTTGCCAGCTGAATTTTAACTCCGCAGTGTTTAGCGTAGGCATGGATCATACAACACATTAGGATGCAATTACCCAAAGATGTGTTCATATCACCACTCATCCTACCACCATCGGTTAAGTATTTCAGCTTACCATCCTCACAATAACCTTTGCATTTGTTCCTTAACTGCCTAGATAGAAGCCGCTTCAACTTCCGCCGCCAATGCCTGCGCTTGAAACACCACAAGTAAATGTCGTGTTCCCAGCGTAACGCAGGAATGGAGCAGTGCTGGTCAAATCTACTAGCATCAAGGCCAACTGCAACGGGGTTTTTGAACATACACCACTTCGCAAAGAATGCGCGCCCACTTGTCAGGGCATTCATACCTTTAAAAACAGTTACGTGACCATAAAGTTTGGCCAAAGAAGTGAAAATCCTCTCTTCAATGGGCCGTAAAAACCGGCCCACCTCTATGTTGTACCGTGGATCTCTGGGACTAATGACCCTAGGCACTGGATCCGTCTTGCGTGTGAAGTCTGTCTTCTCGTACTTGACGAACACCTTCACCTCAGCATCCTCTACCGTGACTTCTTCCCAAAAGACTCTGGTAAGCAGCCTCGTAAATTTTGCGCTTACGGCCACGGAAAGTCCCGACAAACTCGAGACCCGTCAACGGGGCGGATGAGGGCAAAAACTTACGGAGCTCCTGCAGCGTTTCAAAAAGGCGCGCTGCGAAAACACCGGGTTTGGGTCGCGGGGGTGTGACAAAGTCACCTACAGCGTCTTTAACATAAAAGACGCGCTCTTTAGCCCCCCGCTCCAACGTGTCAATTGAATTGTTGAAAGCCTTCAGGATCATCGGGGGAGAGATCCCCGATACACGTATCATCCTTCTTGGCTTGACATCCCCCTGTTGTCGTACTACGTGCAAATCGGGGTGGTCAGGAGCGCTACTCTTCGAGCAACTCACCCCACGTAGTTCAACGGGGCCCCCCTAGACGGGAGAAGGGCTCTTACCCTTCCGTAAAAATAGGAAGGGCCAGAGCCAACTCCACATCCCGGGACGTTGCAATGAGCGCTCTTGATACGCATACGTATCCATAAGAACATTCATCTCACGCCTCGCTAGGGTGGGTAAGAAACTGAGAGGTA